TATGACTAACGTTCACAGGTACAGAGCTGGTGATCTCGGAGAATTATTCGATAAGATCACAAAAAATAGCATCGGACTAGACCAGTATATTGATCAGTTTTGGCAAACTGCATCAGTTACTTATCCACCATATAATATTCTACAACACAGTAATCATGAGTCTAGTTTAGAGATTGCACTCGCAGGATTTAAAAAGAAGGAAGTTAAAGTTTACACAGAGCACGGTAAACTAATTGTAGAGGGGAAGAAAGAAGAGAAAAAAGATGATGAGTATGTGCATCGTGGCATGGCTCAAAGATCATTCCAAAGAGAATGGCAACTTTCTGAAGATGTAGAAATTACAAAAGTTACATTTGAAGATGGTCTTCTTACTGTAGATCTAGGAAAGATAGTTCCAGAGCATCATGCTCGTAAGGACTTCCTATAAATATAATTGAATATCGTCGCCGCAAGGGGTGTACTGGCAAAATCCAGTTGACACCCCTTTTTATTGGCTGTATAATACCTACAAAGATAACCCATTATGGCAAATAAACTAGCAGTAATTAAAACTGGTGAACAGATCATTACAAAGGTTGAAGAGATGCTTTTGGATGATAAGGTTGTTGGATACTTCTTTATTAAACCATGTGTTGTAAATACTTCAGAACCTATTGTTAATAAAGAAAGTGGTGGTGCTTCTTTTGATATCAAATTAGCACCTTGGATTCCTTTAGGTAAAGGAACTAGGTTCCCAGTACCCTTGGATTGGATCGTCACTTTTATTGACCCAGTTGATGAACTATCATCAATGTATATGAATGATGTTCTAAAGGAAAAGGAAGAGACCCAAGAAAAAACAATCGTAATTCCTGAGGAGGATAGTTAAATGGCAGATGAACTTAAACCACAATTAATTGTATTTCATACTGGAGGTACAGTAGTTGCTGAGATTGAAGAAGTTGGAGCAGACATTGGAGAACCTGATTGCAAAATCAAGAACCCATATAACATTGTTCCTCAACAGAATGGTAATGCTACTTTGCAACCTTGGATGGGTGAACTAACCAATCAAAAAGAATTTATGATTAGTTCTGACAAGATCTTGACTATATGCGAACCACTTGGTAAAATAAAAGATACTTATGAAAGTCTAAACTCGTAATGAGGTTCTATACGAACGTTCAAATGGTTGGGGACAACTTCTTAGTTCGTGGTTATGAAGATGGAAAACACTTCGCAACCCGTGAGAAGTTTTACCCAACCCTTTTTGTTGAATCACCTAAGAAGAAAACCCATTATAAGACTCTTGATGGTACGCAGGTAGCACCTGTTAAACCTGGAACTGTTCGTGAGACTAGAGAATTTATAAAGAAGTATGAACCTGTACCAGGTTTTGATGTGTATGGTAACGAGAGATTTATTTACCAGTACATATCTGAGAAGTATCCTGATGATGAACTGAAGTTTGATATTAGTAAAATTAAATTAGTAACCATTGATATTGAGGTTGAGTCTGAACAAGGATTCCCTGATGTAGAATCTGCTGCTGAGGAGATACTTCTTATATCAATTCAGGATTATGCCACTAAAGAGATTATTACTTGGGGTAAAGGTCCATTTAAGACACATCAAGATAATCTCTATTACAAGCAATTTAATAATGAGTATGATCTTTTAAATGACTTCATCAATTGGTGGATGATAGAAGAGAATACTCCAGAGGTTATTACTGGATGGAATAGTAAACTGTATGATATACCATATATTGTTCGTAGGATAGATCGTATTCTAGGTGAGAAACTTAAGAAGAGATTATCTCCTTGGGGTTTGGTGACAGAAGACAGACATGTCATCATGGGAAGAGAACAGCTTTCATATGATATTGGTGGTGTATCTCAGTTAGACTATCTTGACCTTTATAAGAAGTTTACTTATAAGGCACAGGAGTCTTATAGATTGGATTATATTGCTAGTGTAGAATTGGGACAGAAGAAGTTAGACCATAGTGAATTCGACACATTTAAAGACTTCTATACACAAGGGTGGAAAAAATTTGTAGAGTATAATATAATTGACGTAGAACTTGTTGACCGTTTGGAAGGCAAGATGAAGTTGATTGAACTCGCACTCACTATGGCATATGAAGCCAAGGTGAATTACGAAGATGTATTTTATCAAGTTCGTATGTGGGATACAATCATATATAACTACCTAAAGAAGAGAGGTATTGTCATACCTCCTAAAATTAAAACTGATAAAGACGCAAAGTACGCAGGAGCTTATGTCAAGGAACCGAAACCAGGACGCTATGATTGGGTTGTTAATTTTGACCTCAATAGCCTCTATCCTCATCTTATTATGCAGTACAATATCTCCCCAGAAACCCTCAGGGAGACTAGACATCCCAGCTCGAGCGTTGAACGGATTCTGAATAAAGAGTGTGAGTTTGATGGAGACTATGCTGTATGTGCTAATGGAGCACAGTACAGGAAGGATGTGAGAGGGTTCCTACCAGAACTCATGGATAAGATGTATGGAGATCGTGTGATCTTCAAAAAGAAGATGATTGAGGCAAAGAAAAAGTATGAGAAGACCCCCACTAAGGCACTGGAAAAAGAAATTGCAAGATGCAACAACATCCAAATGGCGAAAAAGATCTCTCTTAATTCTGCTTATGGTGCTATCGGCAATCAGTACTTCAGGTATTTTAAACTAGCAAATGCTGAGGCAATTACTTTGTCTGGACAAGTCTCTATTCGATGGATAGAGAATAAGATGAATGCCTATATGAATAAACTTTTGAAAACAGAGGATGTAGATTATGTTATTGCTTCAGATACTGATTCCATTTATCTTAATATGGGTGATTTGGTTGAGACTGTATACAAGGGCAGAGAGAAAACTAATGAGGTCGTTGTTGGGTTCCTTGACAAGGTGTGTGAAACTAAACTTGAGCCTTATATTGAGAGTTCTTACCAAGAATTGGCCGACTACGTAGGTGCTTATGATCAGAAGATGATCATGAAGCGAGAGAATATTGCTGATCGTGGTATATGGACTGCGAAGAAAAGATATATTCTAAATGTGTGGGATAGTGAGGGAGTTAGATATGAAGATCCTAAATTAAAGATGATGGGTATTGAGGCAGTGAAGTCTTCAACACCTGCTCCATGCAGACAATTAATTAAAGATGCACTTAAACTTATAATGAATGGAACAGAAGATGATGTGATAGATTTTATTGAGAAGTCTCGGACAGAATTTAAAAAACTTCCACCAGAAGATATTTCGTTTCCACGATCTGCAAGTAACGTTGAGAAGTATAGTGCAGTAAATTCTATCTATGCAAAGGGAACTCCTATACATATACGGGGGTCTTTACTGTTTAACTACTATGTTAAGAAGCATAAGTTAGATAAAAAGTACTCACTCATCGGCAACGGTGAGAAAGTTAAATTTTGTTATTTAAAATTACCCAATCCAATTCACGAGAATGTAATGTCATTCATTCAAGATTTTCCTAAGGAACTTGAATTGAAGAATTACGTGGACTATGATTTACAATTTGAGAAGTCTTTTATAGAACCTCTCAAAGCGATTCTTAATGCGATTGGTTGGAATGTAGAGAAAACAGCAACGCTGGAGGCGTTTTTTACCTAATGGATTTACCTATCGATGATAAGGAGTTGTCTACTATTATAAGTGCTTTACACTTAGGTGGTGATACGGCACTTTTTCAAAAGTTGAAGATTGTAAAAGAGACTAGAGATCTTAATCCAGGCGGTCCCTATAAGAAAATTATTAGGGAGCAATACGGTATGGTTTTCTAATGGATGGTATTGAATGGAATGCTTTTGATTTACCAAACATTCCGATTTTTACAACAGATCTTACCCCTGAGGTTATGGATTACCTTTGGGGAAGAATCGAGCAAGCAAAAACCGATCAGGTATCTTGCAATAAATTTTTAGCAGGTAATATTAGTAAGAGTTTAGTATTAAAAGATAAGGATGATTATTTTAAGAATTTAGTTATAGAACCACTTACAAGAGAATTTGTTTCTGGTGATAAAAGGTGGGAGGTTCCCTTCAAGCAAAAGACTGATTTGAAGTTCTCTTTATATTGGTGGGTTAATTTTCAGAATCAAACTGAGTTTAATCCTATTCATCGTCACAGTGGTATACTTTCTTTTGTTATCTTTATGAAGATACCAACTGATTGGAGAGAGCAACATGAACTTCCCTTTAGTTCTCATTCAGGAGGACCAGCAGCATCTGATTTTTGTTTCTCTTATAGTGATATTTTGGGAGAAGGTGGAGAGCATGGAATTTTTCTAGATAAAGATAAGGAGGGAACTATGTTAGTCTTCCCTTCAGCACTACGTCATCAAGTATATCCATATTATAATTGCGATGAGGAGAGAATAACAATTGCTGGTAATATGCTTTGGGACGTGCTATAATATCGCTATCAAGTTTACTACTATGGTTCTAGTCTACATTATCATTGCTCTTCTTTTATTTTTACTTGGATGGGGTATCTATCTTACCTTCGGTCCTGGTAAAGAAGAACTTAGAGATCAAATTGATGAACATGC